ACCCGTGCCGTCATCACAAAGAATTGCAACCCAGTTGTAGCCGCTGTCCTTGACGACGGTTTCAACCGCACCGTCAGAAAGTACAACGTCGAGGGATGAACCGCCGTAATAGACGGTATACGCGCCCTTGCTTTCGGAAATGCTTGTAATCTTCCCATCAAGGCCGCAGGAAGTCAGAATGATAAAGACTTCATCGGCCTGTTCGGGAGTGATTTTCATATCCGCCCGAATGGTGTTCATGGCATCGGGGTAAAAATCATACTGCGCCGTCAGTTCCTCCGATTTGGGCGTGTCCAGATCGACAAGAGCGCCGCCGCAGGCAGAGAGGGACGCGGCAAGCACCGCCGCAAGGACAAGAGATAGAACCTTTTTCATGTGGAATCCTCCGTTCTGCCGCCCAGCGTCCGGGCGGCTTGCGTTATTTTCAAAGGCCGGGACCATTGCTTTTTCTGGATTCTGACCTTTAACACAATTATCAACGCTTATTGTGTTAAAGTCAAGAAAAATGCAGACCTTTAACACAAAAGGAGGAATCGGCGGTTGAAGATATACGACTACAAGGGACGAAAGAACCTTTGCGGAAATCGCGTCAAAGAAGCACGCGCCCGGCTGAATATCACGCAAACAGACCTTGCGGCGCGTCTACAAGTTGCAGGAATTACAATGGAGCGGGACAGCGTAAGCAGAATTGAAATCGGGACCCGCTTTGTGACCGATTATGAACTTGCGGTGCTTGCGAAGATACTTGGCGTATCTATGGAATGGCTGACAGAAAATGAGCAATAGTTTTTTATACTTGCGTTAGTATAAAAATATTGTTATAATCTTTTTGCGGGGAACCGCTGAAAAGAGGAACAAAACCCGCCCGGCTTGATAGCGTGGGCGGGTTTCGCATTTTGGGAGGTTATAGCATGGGGCATTGTTTCAGTCATTTACAGCTCACAGATCGGCGGAAAATCGAATACGGTTTGAACCGCGGCGATACACCGAAGCAGATCGCGGCGGAACTTCATGTTCATGTCAGCACGATTTATAGAGAAATCAAACGCGCCCGTTGGGAGCATCTGGACGGCGATACATGGATTATGGAAGACCGCTATAACCCGGACGGAGCGGAAAAAAGATACCGTGAAAATCTCGCGGCGAAAGGTGCGCCGTTGAAAATCGGAAACGACCATGAACTTGCTGACTATTTGGAACGCAAGGTCATCGAAGAAGACCGTTCACCTGCCGCGGCCCTTGCTGACATAACGATAGAGGGCCGGACATTCAAAACCTCTATTTGTGTCAGCACTTTTTACGGTTACATTGAAAAGGGCGTGTTTCTGAACCTGACGAATAAAGACTTACCAGAAAAGCCGAAGCGGAAGCGCCCATATCACAAAGTTAAAACGACGAAACGCGCACCGCGCGGAGAGAGCATAGAAAAACGCCCGGAAGTGATTAACCAGAGAATCACTTTCGGGCATTGGGAAATGGATACTGTATATTCCGGCAAGGACGGTTCGTGCGCCCTGTTGGTGCTGACGGAACGCCTATCACGAAAAGAAATTATAGAGAAAATGCGCGACAGAACCGCAATCAGCACCGTTCGCGCCTTGAACCGTATTGAACGGAGGTTCGGGACGATGTTTCCACGCGTGTTCCAGACAATCACGGTAGACAACGGCGGGGAGTTCTCCGACGTGAAGAGCCTTGAACGGTCTATCCTACGCAAAGGCAGACGAACCAAAATGTATTATTGCCACCCGTACACAAGTTGCGAACGAGGGTCAAATGAGTGCGCGAACAAAATGGTTCGGCGGAAGTTCCCGAAAGGGACTGATTTCAATAAGGTCAGTCGAGCGGAAGTGAAGAAAGCCGAAGAATGGATGAACAACTATCCGCGTGAAATATTGGGCTGGAAAACTGCTGAAATCGTGTTTGCGGAATGTCTTGAAGAATTGGCGCGGGAAGCCTGATTATATTTTTTTATATTTTTTTCGCATTTACTATTGACATTTCCGTGATTCTACGGTTATTCCACGGTCACGCTCTTGGCGAGATTGCGGGGCTTATCCACATCACAGCCGCGCAGAACAGCCATATAGTAGGCAAACAGCTGCAG